AAGCAGAAGTGGACTACTAAGAGTGGAAAGCCCTCAACACAAGGGCCAAAGGCCACAGGTGAAAGGTATCTACCTAAAGCGGCTATTAAGTCTCTTAGTGATTCTCAGTATGCCTCTACAACTAGAGCCAAACGAAAAGGCACTGCTGCGGGTAAGCAGTTTGTGGCTCAACCTAAGAAAGTTGCAGCCAAAGTAAAACCGTATAGGAAAAAAACATGATTAGATACATAAAACGTATATGGTGTTCTTTACTTAATCGTGAATGTCCATGTAGAAAATGTGAGTGTTCATGAGAAAACTTACAGAAAAACAACAACTATTCCTTGATGTATTGTTTGAGCAAGCACAAGGTGATCCTGTAAGAGCTAAACGTCTTGCAGGGTATGCTGATACTATATCCTCTACAACTATTACTGCTGTACTACAGGACGAGATTGCTGAACTTACTAAGAAGTTTATTGCCACTGCTGGTAGTAAAGCTGCATACTCTATGATGCAGGTTATGACTAACCCTACTGATCTTGGCAACAAAGAAAAGATGGCAGCAGCCAAAGATTTCCTTGATCGTGCTGGCTTTGTGAAGACAGACAAAGTAGAAATCAAAGCTGAAAACCCTGTATTTATATTGCCGCCTAAAAATGAAAGTTAATAAAACTTGGAAGCTTCCTGAACCAGAGCTAGTTGATGGTGAGTATGAGTGGCTATCTGTCGTTAGAGTAGGCAGAGTAGTGCCATTTGGCTATAGACAAGACCCTGAAGATGATGATATACTACTACCAATCCCAGAAGAACTAGAGGCTTTAGAAGAAGCTAAGAAGTATCTAAAGCAATACAGCTACCGAGATGTAGCCAACTGGATAAGTGAGAAGTCAGGTAGATACATCTCTCACGTGGGTCTAATGAAGAGAGTTAAACTTGAACGAAAACGTAAAGCAGAAGCTTCAACGCAACGCTATTA